ATGAAACCGAGTAACGAAAAGGAGAAGGAAATCAGGCGGCGAGTCCATGCCAAAGCCATCCTCAAAGCTCTTACCATGAGGCAGGCAGTATTTGAAGCCCTCGAGGTATGGCTGGAAAAGGACAAGGTGAAATTATGAGCTTAACCTTAACCGAAATGAGAACCAGGGTCCGGCAGGACCTCCAGGATGAAGATGCTGCTAATTATCGCTGGTCGAACGATGAGGTTGACGGAGCCATCCAGCGTGCCGTCAGGGAGTTCTCGCTAGCCTATCCTCAAATGGAGTCAACCGACATCGCTACCACCGACGACAGCCGGGAGCTCGATATCTCCAGCCTCACCGGCCTCATTGCTATTGAAAGGGTGGAGTTCCCCATTGACGCAGACCCGATAAGCTACCAGAGGTTTCAGCTCTGGAAAACCACCCTCTATATGCTCGACAAAGGCAACGGAGACGATGCTCGGGTAAGATGGTATAAGGAGCATACCCTCTCCACGTCCTCCACTATCCCCGCTCAGTTCGAGGAAATCATCGTCTTAGGAGCCACCGGATATCTGGCAGCATCAGCATCAGCCTACACCGTAGACCGAGCCAGCATCGCCGGTAAGTGGGCCACCATCAACTTCTTGAAGTGGGGACAGGACAGGCTTGAGCTATACCAGAAGAAGCTCAAAGCCATCAGCCGGAATAACCGCATCATCTCAAAGGAGTTCTACAGTGACTAAAATGTCATTGCGACCGCAGCGAAGCAATCTCAAAAGTGAAGAAACCCTCCGGAAGCGTATCATTAACGAGATTCGAGACCAAGGTTTTGACATTATACCCCAACTCCAACTTCCATTCGATGGATTCTGGTTTAATGGTGAGCTCTTTAGTTTTGATGATGTTGATGCTCAAAAATGGGGATATAAGGTGAGGGTGAACATATGTTAGAGCTTGGCGTCCTGAAGACCTGGAATGCCGATACCCACCAAGCCGGCGTTCAGCTCGTTGGTTCCCTGACCACCTATTTCGATAGCGTAAGCGTCGCCAGGAACATTGCCTCAGCAGAGATGACCATCGGCAGACAGGTAATCGTGGCTATCCCAGGGGACAACCCCAGGGACGCCGTAGTCATAGCAGTATTTACCGTGTAACGTGTAACGACAAGGAGTAAAAACGATGGCTAAATCAGGCATACAACATGCGGATGTGGGTGACGAGCTCTCCAAGACAGAGTGGCTCAGCGAAGAGAGCCACCAGCTCGTTCACGGCAGCAGCTTCCCCGCTTCCCCCGTGGAGCGACAGCTCTTCTATCGTGACGATGAGCATAAGTGGTATGTCTATAATGGGACTAGCTGGATGGATCTTACCTCAGCAGGAGGGGGAGGCGTCACCGACCACGGCGAGCTCACCGGACTGGGAGACGATGACCATACTCAATATCTCAATGTAGCCAGGCATGACCTCACCGCTCGCCATCCTCTTTCAGTATTGGACTCTGCAGTCTGTAGCGAAACTGAGGCTGATAGCAAGATAACCACTCATAAAGCAGATGCTTCAGCTCATCATACCAAGACCACCGCCGCCAGCGAGATAACCTCAGGGCGTTTCGGAATGCCTAGAATGCCCGATGGAACTGATGGATATGTATTAACAGCAAAGGGAGCTGGTGTTGACCCTGTTTATGCTGCAGGAGGTGGTGGCGGGGGGACAAAGATTCAAGATGCCGACGCCGACACCAAGGTTGATGTAGAAGCAGCAGCAGATGAGGACAAAGTCCGCATGAACGTCAAGGGCGTGGAGGCTTTCCTGCTTGACGATGCTGGTGTTCTTACTCTGGCGAAGCAATCGAGAGTCGCTGCCTACTTAAGCACAAACCAAAACGTCCCCACTAGCACCTGGACTAAAGTTAATCTCAATGCGGAGGACTACGATGAACAGGGAGAATTTGACCCTACCACAAATTACAGGTTCACTGCTAAAAAGGCGGGTTATTATCTCGTTGTAGGACAAGTTCGGTATGTGGCTGCGACGATAGGCACTACCGTAATTTATATTGATGTCCGCAAAAATGGTGCTGAGACCATCACGATGGTGTCCATATGGGCGGGGACTTCTATCGAGTTTGGAGGAATGTGTGCACATGTCCTGTATCTGGCTGTAAATGACTACCTTGAATTATGGACATATCAAACCTCAGGTGCTACACAAACACTGAGAGGTTATGCTCTCTGTAACCGTTTAGCCATTCACAAGCTATCATGAACAATGAACACACTGTTTAGCACAATGAGCAAACTCAAACACGCACTCACCCGTGTCATTGCGAGCCCCTTTTCCCCTGTCATTGCGAGGAGCAAAGCGACGAAGCAATCTCAAAAGGAGGAAACCATGTCCAAAGTTAAAGAATCAGTATCAAAGGAGCTCACCAAAGAAGGCCTTCCCAGGGAAGCCTTCGCCATCGTCGGAGACCCCGACAACCCCGAGACCTGGAAGCTGCCCCATCATACCAAAGCCATCTTCAGAAGCCTCCAGGGCAGGCTCGATATCGAGAAGACCGTCGATTGGGACAGAATGCCGGCAGCGGTAGCAAGCCTGAGTAGAGGGGGATATCGTGGGGAGAGAGTCCAGGCCGACCCCGAGGATATCATCGCAGCAGCCCGGCATTTAGCCCGACATTATGAAAAGGCCAACAAGCCCGTCCCGGATACCCTGGGCGCCCTGATATAAGATGAAGGATTCCAAAGCCTGGGTGAGGCAGTGGATCGCCATAATGATGGCCATAGGCTTAATATCCTGTGCCGCAATCGAGATGTTGACCGCTGTGTCAATTCCAACCTGGTTTTTGATGATAGCCGGCGGCTGCGTCACCTGGTTCTTTGGCAGCCGTGAGATTGAGAAGTGGAAATGATAAGGAGGTAAAAATGACACTAGACGAAGCGATTAGGCAAAACGAAAATACCGTAGATAAGTTAAAAGCCGAAGGATTTCCAACGCGTGCTAGAGCCGCCAAGCTAGGCAATGAAGCCTTAAAACGCATTCAAGAATGCCGGCTTGCCGACTATATGATTAAGGAAGACCTATTGCCAGGTGAGACAGAGGAATAAATGAAACAAAACCTTAAAGTAACAATAACCACCAACGGACGCACTGTCGAAACCGACACCAGGACAATGGCACAATATGCCAAAGCGATGAAGCGGCTTGCCAGGGAAAAGAGAAAGAGAAAATGAAGCTGTCCAAAATAACCTGGCATCGCTACTATTACCGCGTTATTGGCTTTGCCCTGGCTGGAGCCGGGGGAGGCTTAATGCTCGACGAGTTGATTCATGGTCCCTTCACTCTTACCCCAGCCAATCATGAGTTCTGGGGATTAGCGGCGCTGATAGTCGGCAGCATCTTAATTGCTAAAAAGCCCCACGGAAAGGACTGATGTATTTGCACCTTTGTGCCCCTGTGCCTTTGTGCCTTCTTAAATGAAAACCCTACCCGCAACTTTACTTGCCGCTCAGAAGAAGCCCGACCGCCTTCCTTACGTCGAGGCTAAAGTCTATGACTTCGACCAGGGTATCAAGAGGCTATCCTGGACCAGGCTTTACACCGGCAGCGAACCCGATAATCACCACGGCATCGCCTTCGATGGCCAGGGGAGCATGCACCGCATCAGAGTTGATGGCAGCAACCTTTACCGCCAGAAAATCTCCACTTCCTTCGGTCTTCCCCCTTCCTTCCCCCTCTTATTTCCTATCCTCATGGTCGACTTGCCCGAGTTCGACCAATGGGAGCTAGTGGCTGCCGACTGCTCGGGTTCCTGTGCTATCGCTGCTTATGGCGCCAAGGTCTATATCTTTTATCGCACCACCGCCAATGTCCTCTGGAAGTATTACAGCCATGACTATGGAGTTAACTGGTCAAATGCTCAGCTCGTTGCAGCCTATACCGATGTTCTCTCTATGGCTGCCACCTGGTGGGGAACAGGAAACATCGTTGTTTGCTTTGCCTTTAAGGCGGGACAGCAAAACGGCATCGTTATCGATACCACAGACCAGTCCACCACCGAGCACACCTGGCTGGGCAGCTCACAGCATCCCTGGGGTAATAACTACGGGGCGGGCTGCTATTACACTCCAGACCACATTGACCTGGTGGTTGCCGCCTGGGAATCGGGAGACCCCTACAACCTCTATGGACTCTATCGCCAGCAGTTTGATAATACCTATACCTTCACCGATGTCGACCCGTTCATCACCGCACCAGAAGGTGAGGGCATCACCTATGAATACCCCGACTGCCACAAGCCCGCATCAGCACAGGATTACGAGAATGCTCTTATTGTCGGTGTGGAGAAGTTCACCGGCACAACCGCCTACACCAGGCCGTTAATCTGTCATGCCGTCAAAGGCTCAGATTTCTATAGCATGGCGTTCACCGAGCCCAAGCCGTTCCTTAATATCAGTAGTGCTTATGGCTTGAGGCTCCAGAGCACCACCGATTATTGGTGGCTGGAGCGTCCGGACGCAGTATGGAGAGCCCCCAGGGCAGCAGCAGCCCCGCTAGACCTCACCCCGAACATCGTGTCCCTGTCAGTGTGCGGCGGTAGTCGTCGTGCTCTCATACT